CGGCGAAGTCCATGAGGGCATGATGCGCGATGCAGCGCGTTTCTGTCAGGCCAACGAATTTTTTTGGGATGGGGTCATTTCTGAGCGCATAGGAATTCGAGACTTCATTTATGACCAGGCCATGTACTGCATGCTTGACTTCACCATCCTTGGCGGAATGTTTGCGTTAACACCAACCGTTCCATACAAGTCGGATTACACGATTGACTTCGGGGCAACAGTTGCGAATGGTCGTATTCCCATTGCTGGTCTTTTCACTGATGGAAACATGAGGTCATACAAGACGACATTCTTGCCATCAGCAGAGCGCGAGAATTTTGTCGCTGAGGTTAAGTACCGAAAGGAAAATGAAAATGGGTTCCCAGAGGAAAAGTCGTTCCGGATACGACTGGCTGAACTTGAGAATGATGATCGAAACCTTTTTACTCAGAATGACACAGTTGAGGTCATGGATATGACCCAATTTTGCACTAATCGCACTCATGCTATCAACTTTGCCAAGTTTGCACTACTAACGCGGGAGCGTGTTGATCATGCGGTTGTGTTTGAGACGACTCCTGATGCGATTAGCACGATCTCCCCAGGTGAATATATCCGTGTTGCATCTGCTNNGCTTTGACCCATAGCAACACAACAGCTCGAATTAACACTGGTTGCATTACTACAGCAGGGTTTGTCCAAACGCATGGCAACAGGCCCAGCCGTGTCTACTACTGGAAGCCAGGGATGGATGAAGTCAAGACAGCGACCCTTGAGTATGAAAACAACCGGGTTACCAAGACCAGCCTTTGGGGTTCCATTATTAGCTCTTACAACGAAGATGAGCCCAAGATCTACAAGGTGGAAAGCATCACCTTGGCAGAAGATGGCATGGTCGAGGTCGGTGCTAGCTACCAGCCCGTCTTAGAGAATGGGACGTTATCAGTTTTAGACTGGGCTGACAGTAATTTTGAGATTGAAGAATAATGGCTGGCGTTCCGTTCCCTGAGCTTTGCCCTACGACTCGGTCTTATGACCCTGGCGAATTTCCCCGAACCATGTTTGAAGCGCAGAATGGCGCGGTAACGGCTGTCTATTTCGGGTTTAGACCGTACAACTCAAAGCTTGAGATGACGTTTGCAAATATCTCTGATGATGACGCGTACCTCATTGTCAACCATTACAAGCAATGCAACCGAGCTGATAGCAGTGGCGAATGGAACTACGCCGAGATGCCCCGCAACTCAACGTATGCAATGGGTGGCATCTCTAGCTCTGAGCTTCAGAACGTCATGGCCGAAAACGCTGATAATCGGCGTTATCGATATGCAGAGCCACCTGTGGTTACCAGTGTGTTTCCTGGCCGCTCATCTGTATCCGTCAAGCTGGTTGGAATCCTGGAAAGTGTAGGAGCGAGGGTCGATTAGAATTTACCTAAAGGCTATTTAGTCCAATGGGGTTTTACAGCGGCAACTCTGGCTCTATTGAGTTTGGGGTTTGGGACGGCAACCCTGATAACGAAGACTTTGAGGATCTACCAGTAAAAATTACCAGTTGGACGTTGAATACGACTGTTCAGCTTTTAGAGACAACCTGTCTTAGTGACTGGGATAAGACCTCTGAATACGGCATTCGGTCTAGTACCGGCACTTTGAGCCTGTTGTACTACTCAGATGGCGACCCACAGGAAAGCAAGCCTAGCAATAATGCTGCCTCATGGTTTATCTGGCAAATCACCAAAGCTGCAACGAACCAGGCTCCGCCGCAGTATCAAGACCAAGGCGAGTACAAGTTGAGTCGATCTGCTGTACCTGTTCGGCTTCGCTTGTATATGCGCAAAGTCACTGAGACTTATCGCGACTATGTTGACCTTGAGGCGCGCATTACCTCAGTGTCTTATGGCTCGACTGTGAACGAGGTCACAAGCGTTGAGGTGAATTTTGAATCTTCCGGTCAAATGCGTCGTAATGCGATCTAATGGCCGTTTATCTTGGCAATGCTGGCAAGGTCCTAATTGGACGTAGTGGTGGCAAGCAGCCGTACATTTTTACTTTAAATAACTCCGACATCAACGTTGACCGTCGCAGGTTTAGCGTTCGGGGTTCTGGCTCTCAATTCATTACCGGGGATGTCCTAGAGATCTCTACCCTGCCAACCCAAGACAATATTCCGCTTGAATTAGTGCCTGGCAATAAGGATGCCAGCGGCAGGATTCACAACGACTTTCGGGGCTTTGCTTATGNNCTTAGGCGGTATCAGGCTTTTTAAAACCCTTGATGATGCTATTGATGGCCAGCTAGAAAACGCTGTTGAGCTTGGCTTGTTTGCTGCTGGTAAGCAGGATGTAATGATTCGGTTGGTGCCGCAATTTACGCGTAATTGCTTAGCCCATGTCACTGGATTTGAGATTACAACAACGCGTGAAAATATTGATACGACATGCCTTAGCAATCGCTTCCGTCAAGAGTATGAGGATGGCCTCATCCAAGGCCAAGGCAAGCTTGATTGCTTTTGGGACTATCGAGCTGATTTATGCGATGAGTTTGTTGGTGATCGGGTCGAGTTTGCAGAGTATCTTGCACATCTTTGCCTGCGTGTTGTCCAAGGCTGTGATTTTCACGGATACTTCTATTTGTATGACAGCCCAGATGATGATTTGAAATCTACTTGGTACGAGTGTTCTGATTGCTTGGTTACCAACGTCGTTGTCAACGTCGAACCAACGCAGATCGTGACCGCTAGCGTTGAGTTTATTACTAGCGGGCCAATCCAGCTGCGTCATGGATACCCGCCTAAGTTCCTGCTGACTGAGGCTGACTTCAACCTACTCACAGAAGCAGGTCGCCCAATCCTTTTGGAAAATACCAACCTCTAGACTGGGTTTATTAATCCAGTGTCCTGATGTCTGACCTACGGATTTCGGAGCTTCGCCCGATAACGGAAGGCGAGATACAGGAAGATGATGTTTATGCGTTAGCTGATGTCTCGGCTAGCGAGACTCGAAAGGTAACGGCAAAGGCCCAAACGCAGGCTGGCATACGGCTATTGCCTAATAAGGCAATCCCTATAGCCAAGGTTGATCTGACAGGAATTGACCTGCCGGATGACAGCGTGGACGGCGACGCTCTTGCAGATGATTCGGTCTCTACTGATTCGCTGCAAGATGACTCAGTAACGTCCGATAAGCTTGCGACTGAGTCCGTACAGCTAGAGCACTTAGATGCATCTAGCTTTGTTCGTGGAATTAATAAGGCTGTTGATGGTGTCGGTCATAGCAACACCCCTGTAACGGCAACGACATATCTGGGGATCAGTTACGACCAGTATGGTCATATCACTGGCTCAGACTCGTCAGTTGCCTTCGGTCGTGGCATCGATGAGAACGGAACCAACGTCGGTCATACCAATTCAGTCGTTGCCACTTCGCGTTTAGGCATCACCTTTGACCAGTACGGGCACGTCACAGCAGCGCTGGCTGACTCTGCGTTTGGCCGTGGTATCGATGAAGGTAACGGAACTATTGGCCATACCAACCTTATTTCTGGAGGAACCCGCTGGGGCATTGAGTTTGACGATCATGGTCATGTCGTAGACCTTGGTCCAGTTAAGACCTTTAGCCGTGGTATCGATGAGGGGCTGACTGACATTGGTCATACCAATGCGGTTACGGCTGGATCGCGTCTTGGTATCACCTTTGACGAGCATGGTCATGTTTCATCTGCTGAGCCAGATAAAGCGTTTAGCCGTGGCATCGATGAAAACGACACGAATATTGGTCATACCAACTCGATCACAGCTGGATCAAGGCTGGGCATCACCTTTGATGAACATGGGCACGTTTCCAGTGCTCTCGACGATAAGCCGTTTGGTCGTGGCATTAGTGAGAGTGGCGTTGATATTGGCCACGTCAATGCGATTGTTGCTGGCAGCCATGCTGGCTTTACCTATGACGAGCATGGTCATATCACTGCTGTCGCAGCAGCAATCCCGGCTGATGACCTGCCAATTGCTACTAATACAACCGTTGGTGCCGTTTCGGTCCCAACAACCAGTGGCTTAACGGTCTCTGGCGCCGGGGCATTAAGCCACTCAGGGACAGTGGCAGCCAATACGACAGGGGCTGTCAAGGTCACCTTTGATCAATACGGTCATATCACTGGCGAGGTCGCTGGTGGCCTGGCAAGTACTGATCTTCCGCTAGCTACGACGACTACGGCAGGCGCCGTAATCGTTCCGTCTACCAGCCCGTTGGTTGTTGATGGGAGCGGGAACCTGTCACACAAGAAGGTTGGTGCAGCAGGTGAGTACACGAAGGTTGCTGTTGATGAGTATGGGCACGTCAGTTCAGGGTCAGGTCTTACGACTGATGATTTGCCAACGATTCCTATTGAAAAGCTTCAAGGGCAGATTACAAAGGACACCCCTCTCAAGCTTGGAAACTGTGCGGTAGAAGCCCCGAATATTTGTGATTATGCGACTGCCTATATGCAGGAAGGATCGCCGGGCGAGGCGGAGTTTTTGGGCCAAATGTGGTATCAACCGTCAACTGCGCAGTTGCGCATTTATGCCCGTGGTTCCGC